ACATTATCATCAGCAACAACTCCATCTGTATCTGCTGCTAGAGTTTTAACGAATCAATCAACATTATTCGATGCAGATTATGTTTATGTTTCAGTATTTCGTTAAGAGGACAAAATGAATTCAAGAATAATTTATCCAACAGATGACGGTGGCGTAGCTTAATGACAACTCGTGTCTGCGGAACCTGTAAAGTAGAAAAACCTTTTGATGCGTTTCATAAAGACGCTAAAAAAAAGCATGGGATTCGTTATGACTGCAAAGAATGTAATCGTAAGCGCATTAAGAAATACGATGATAGCCCAGCCGGAAAAAAAAGAATGCGCGTTGGTCATTGGAAAAAGCAAAATATTGACATATCTTTTGCGGAATATACGGAACGTTACTCGTTGGTTGGTGGGAAATGCGAAATTTGCGGAACGTTTATGGAATCTTTGTGTGTTGATCACAACCACAAAACTGGCGCAGTGCGTGGTCTGCTGTGCAAGCCATGCAATATTGGTTTGTCTGCGCTTAAAGAAAACAGTAACGTTTTAAAAAGCGCAATTTTTTATTTAAAAAGGACTGAAAATGGAAAATAAACGTGTTATTTATCCTTCTGATGATGGTGGGGTTTGTATCATAGTTCCTGCTGCTGAATGTGGTTTAACCATTGAGCAAATAGCTGCTAAAGACGTTCCAAGTGGCAAAGAATTTAAAATTGTAGATGTTGCAGACATTCCTACAGAACGACTTTTTAGAAATGCTTGGGAGTACGCATGATTACCATTAACGTAAATAAAGCTAAGAATATTGCTCATGATATTCGTAGATCAAAGAGAGCAGAAGAATTTGCTCCACTAGATATTCAAGCTACTATTCCTAGTCAAGCGTCTGCTGCTGAGTCTGCTAGACAAGCAGTAAGAGATAAATACGCAGCTATGCAAACACAGATTAATTCTGCATCTACGCCAGAAGAAATCAAAACAGCATTAGGAGTTTAATATGCCATACGGTCAAATCTTAACAGACTCAATAACAGACTCTAGCGGTGGCGTACTTGCTCCTAGTTCTTCAGTATTCCGTAACAGAATTTTGAATGGGGCAATGCAAATAGATCAGCGTAATGCTGGTGCGAGTGTTACTCCTACTGCAACAGGCTCTAACGTTTACCTTCTTGATAGATGGTCTTGCGTTAATAGCCAAGCGTCTAAATTTTCTGTTCAGCAAAATGCTGCTTCAGTGACTCCTCCAGTAGGGTTTACTAATTATCTTGGGACAACATCATTGTCCGCATATTCTGTATTAACTGGAGATTATTTTCTTGTTGGCCAATTAATTGAAGGATTAAATGTAGCTGATTTAGCTTGGGGTACGGCTAATGCTCAAACTATAACTTTATCATTTTGGGTGCGTAGTTCGTTAACTGGTACATTTGGTGGATCATTAACTAATTCAGCACAAAATAGAAGTTATCCATTTACGTACACAATTAGCTCAGCTAATACTTGGGAAAAAGAAACAATCACTATTACTGGTGATACAAGTGGCACATGGCTTACCACAAGCGGAATTGGAATTAAAGTATATTTAGGTCTTGGAGTTGGATCTACTTATAGCGGCACAGCAGGATCGTGGGCAGGATCAGCTTTATTCTCAGCCACAGGCGCAACATCAGTAGTAGGCACTAACGGAGCTACGTTCTACATTACTGGCGTACAACTAGAGAAGGGTAGTACAGCTACTAGCTTTGATTACAGACCTTATGGGACTGAGTTAAATCTTTGTCAGAGGTATTGTATTCAATGGAATGGCACAGCTATCCCTTATTTAACAGGACAAGCAAATTCTGCAACTGTTCTTTACTTAGCTATTCCATACGCAATGAGAGCTACGCCAACGGCAGCATTTTTATCTTTAAATGCAAATGATGCTGCGGTAGCTAATTCAGTTGCGTCAATAATTGGTTTGAATATGGGTGGCTCTGGCGGTGGGTGTTACGCCACAACAACTGGGCTTACAACTGGAAGGTGCGGGATTATTTACGGTGCAGGATCAACCTCATATTTACGTTTTGATGCGGAGTTATAAAATGTATAAATTAACACCTGTTAACGTATTGACTCAAAATCAAGATACTGTTCAACGTTTATCAGATAATGCTTGCATACCATTTGATCCTGAAAACTCTGACTATCAGGAATATTTAAAGTGGCTGAGTGAAGGCAACACACCATTACCTGCGGATGAATAATGCCAGCGATCATTGACGGTACTAACGGAATAACTAACGCATCGTGGACTACTGCTGCTAGACCTGCGAGTCCTGCTACTGGACAGATGGGGTTTAACACTTCATTAAACGGCTTTGAGGTCTATGACGGTACTAGATGGTCAACTATCAGCTCAACTTATACGGCTACTTATTTAGTCGTAGCAGGAGGCGGTGGCGGTGGATCACAGCAAGCTGGTGGAGGTGGTGCGGGCGGTCTATTAACTGGCACTACCGCAATATCGAAAGGCGTTGCTTATACCGTTACTGTAGGCGCTGGTGGAGCTGGAGCTGCATTAGGAAGTGGAGCTGCTGGTACTAGTGGTGATAGCTCCGTATTTGGTGCTATTAGTGTATTAGGTGGTGGAGGTGGTGGAGGTCAGGTAGCTGGTGCTGTAGCAAAATCTGGTGGATCAGGCGGTGGCGGGGGTATCGTATCTGGTGGCACTACTGGTGCGGCTGGAACTTCTGGACAAGGATTTGCTGGTGGTAATGGCAATTCATCTACAGGTGGTGGAGGCGGTGGCGGTGGAGCTACTGCCGCTGGAACTACTGCTCCTGCTCCAAATGGCGGGGCTGGTGGTACAGGATTTACTAGTTCTATTACTGGGTCATCTGTAGGTTATGCAGGTGGAGGCGGTGGAGGTTCTGCGGCTACTGCGGGTACTGCTACTTCAGGCGGTGGAGCTGGTGGCAGTAGTGGTGCTGGTACTGCTGGTACTGCTAACACAGGTGGAGGCGGTGGCGGTGGTGGTCAAGTAGGCGGGAATCTTTACGCTGGTGGAGCTGGCGGTTCAGGGATTGTAGTTATCGCAGTTCCTACTACAAATTATTCAGGTATCTATACAGGTTCCCCAACTATTACAACAGTAGGGTCAAACATTGTACTTAAATTTACATCATCAGGGAGTTATACAGGGTGAGCCACTTTGCAAAGATTGTTAACGGAATTGTTACTCAGGTTATCGTTGCAGAGCCAGAGTTCTTTGATACGTTTGTAGATTCAAGTCCTGGTCAATGGATTCAGACGAGCTACAATACTAGTGGTGGTCAGCATCCAGAGGGTTGTCCATTACGTAAGAATTATGCAGGTATCGGTTTTACTTACGATGCAGAACGTGACGCTTTCATTCCTCCTAAGCCAGAAGGAGATTATGCGTTAGATGAAGAAACTTGTTTATGGGTAGAGAATAATGTCTGACATCAACTTATCTGACGCTCAAATAGAAGCTATTGCAGAACGTGCTGCTGAGGTAGCATTTAAAAAGATTTACGAGGAAGTTGGTAAGTCGGTAGTTAAGAAGATATTCTGGATAGTTGGTGCAGGTGCTTTATTTATATTAATGTGGCTAGGTTCTAACGGACAATTACCAAAATGATCGAAGTAGCGGTAGCCTTTGCTGCTGCGGAGGCTGCTGTAGCTGGCGTAAAGAAAGCAATAGAACTAGGGAAAGATATACAAGAGTGTTATCACGACATCTCTACGTTCTTTGAGAAACAAGCCGAAATTAAGTCTGTTGCAGTTGTTGATACGGTAGCTAAGAAGAATCCTAATATAACGCTATCGCAAGCAACTAAGCAAGCACTAGACGCTACCTTTGCATCACGTAAGCTGTATCGCATGGAAGTCGAGCTACGTGAAATGCTTATCTACAATAACTCAGGTGAGACAGGACTTTACGAGGAGATGTGCGCTCGTAGGGACGCTATTGTCGCTGCTGCTAAAGAAGAAGCTGAGGAAGAAGCTCGTATAGCTAGGGTTAGGTTACGTGAGATAGCTAGGAAGAAGGCTGAGAGGATTCAGCTAATTCAAAACATTATTGCGGCTGTAGTGGGTACTGCGTGTGCTACGGCTATTTTGTATTTTATTTGGAGTATGTTTCACTGGAGAGACTAATGAATTTTAAGATGGAAGATATATTGAAAGCATTAGTGCCAATGCTAGTGTCAGCGATTATTTGGCTGCTTAACCAAGTAGGTTCTTTTAACGAACGTCTAGTAAAGATAGAAGGACAAATGCCAGCTTTGATTACTCCACAGGGAGTTCCAACTGACAGTCCGTTATCTGCTGAACAAAGACACAAATTAAAAGAGGCTATTTACAACGATATTCACGACTTACAAGTCAGAATTAAACTTATGGAAGAAAGGGATAAAAAGTGATTACTTTATTTTCTACATTAATTTCGTTTTTAACTGGTGGCTTACCTAAGTTGCTTGATTTCTTTCAGGATAAGTCTGACAAGAAGCATGAACTACAGTTAGCTCAGATGCAGTTAGATCAGCAATTTAGAGCGCAAGCAGCAGGATTTCAGGCGCAAGAGCGTGTTGAAGCTATCCATACAGAGCAGTTACAGATCGAGGCAAATGTTCAAGAACGTCAGGCTTTGTACGCTCACGATATAGCTATTGGTCAAGGTGCATCTCAGTGGGTTATTAATGCTCGTGCGATGGTAAGACCTGCTATCACTTTCGGTATGTTTGCATTATTAGTGTTTGTTGATGTATTTGGCTTTTACTATGCTATACATACTGGCGTATCTTTTGAAACAGCTTTAAATGCGTTATGGGATGATGAAACTCAGATTATCTGGAGTTCAATCGTTGCCTTCCATTTTGGCGCACAGGCGTTTAAAAAATGACAATAGGCGTATATGCAGTAATAAACAAAGTTGAAAATAAAATCTACATTGGTAGCAGTTCAAATGTAGAAAGACGAATTATTCATCATAGGTCACATATTAAATGCGGTCATAAAAGCATGATTTCTTCATTAAAAGGAAAAAATGTAAATGACTTTGATTTTCAGATTATTGCAAAAGTAGATACCATTGATGAAGCAAGATCATTTGAAACTGCTCTTTTAAAAGCAGCATGGGGTTCTAATTGGCTATATAACTTAGCTCCTCACGCTAACGGTTCTACTGGTACAAAGCGTAATCCAGAAAAATATATAGTTGGCTCTAAAAAAAGATTGTCTAATCCTAATTTTGCTAAAAAACATAGTGAATCATGTAAAGGCAAAAGAGAAATAGTTGTTTGCCCACATTGCAATAAATCTGGTGGTGGTGGAAATATGAGGCGTTATCACTTTGATAAATGTAAATTAAAATGAAC